CGGGCACATTTCATTCGGCTTGTAGTCCCAAATATAGTCATTACCGAACGCGTTTGCGCCGCCAGTGGCCAATGGAACGCCCGCGCCAGCCGCATTCCATGCATTGCCGCCGTTCGCGTCGGATATTGTCTGGACTGTTGGGCTGCCGAGCGGCACCGCGCGATTTGCTCCTGTCGCCCAAAGCGCACCGTATGTCGCACCGAGGCTAGTATAAAGTGCAGCGATGCCTGTCGCGCCCCACAGATCAGTTGCTAACGTATTACCGCCGGTCAAATCGCGCATGCGTGCTGCTGTATTTAATATATAGTAGTTTGTCGCATCCGATGTGATGCCTAGATTGATTTCCCACATGTTGCCATTCAGGTCTGCAACGCCGCAATTCTGCCCGTTGTGCGTTGTGCGCGCGAACAGGTTTGCTGATCCGGTTTTGCCTGCGTTTGAGTAGCCATCTGATATATATGATATCGCAGCATCATTGGCATCACCCAGCGCGTTATTGTTGCATCCCTTCGGGTAGTTCGTGATGTCTGCTGCATCATACCATGCGCACCATGTTGCTGCCGTTGCTGACTGTCCATGCGCGAGCGAAAGCATTGCCAGGGCAGAGAAGATAAATCGTGTATTGCAGAAAAAATTCAGACCGCGCGACTTCGAAGCGAGAATTGCGCCGCCGTAATTATTCGCAGGGGCATTGTTGAGTGCTGAAATTGGATTGTGCGCTGCGTTTGTTGATAGCGGATTGCCGAGCGCAATGCTCGATGCAATCCCGCCATTGTTGCTGCACTGATATTTATCGACAAACACGCCCGGCTGAACTGCGCCACCATCATAAAATGCACGATGCAATGCATATCCTGCCGCATTGGCGGATGCAACCGTGCTATATGAGCCGCCAACAAACGGCACAATATCAACGATATTTACAGCCAGGCCGTTCGCGCCAGTGCCCCATTTGTAGTAAAATGCTGGCATCCACACCATGACTGAGCCGTCTGAGTAACGATAATTGCCGTAGTTATCATGCGCGATATCGCGCGTGCCTGGCATTTCTGCCATTCCCGCCGGCATAGGCCCAGGGCAAATTCCCACGCCGAACCCCTGCTGGCCCGGCGCTGCCGGCGACGCAACAGGTGTCTGCCCTATCATCCTGCGAACCTCGTTTGTTAGCGCGTTGGATGCCGTCACCAGCTCCGTGATTGTTGTCTCTAATGGCATATTATAATCCTCCGGATTTTAATCGTGATTCAAGTTGGATTTGAGTGTGCATTGTTGTCAGATGAGCGATAGCCATATGCGCCAGCTCATCGGCATAGTACAAGCTCAAGTTTTGGCCTGTGCCCTGCACTGTGATGCTGCCCGCCGGAATTGCGGCAATGGAAAGATCAAATGCCAGTAGCAGATCAACATTGGCGGCTTTGTAGGCCAGTGTTTGCGCGGGATCGCTCCACACTGCGAAGAGCGTGCCATCGGCGAGATAGAAGCCGACCTCTTTCGCCCAGAATTGCAGCGCACCGCTTGCCAGTGCCGTCAAATGAATCTGCGTCGGTGTGACTGGTGAGCCGTCGGCTACAGGTGTACGCATCACCTCATGAACCAGACTAAGCTGATTCGCAGCGGGAGCGTAGGCAGCATCGCCTAGCGCGATGTGGGTGATTTCCGCCGCCAGACCAGTACTGTTGGCGTTGAACGCGGCCTGCAATCCCGCATCTGTAATAACAGGTGTTAGTGTTGAAGATGGCATATCAGATAGCCTCCATAGGGAACCTTGCTACTGTGGCAAGTGATGATGTCACAGCGGATATCATTCCGCCCATCGCAGACAGTGGAGGTCGACTGGTGGTCGCGTTGCGCCGCATCAGGGCTGCCCCGCCCATCGTGACTGCGACAGCGACACCGTCGGTGAATCGCGCCCCCACCCGGAACGTAAAATGACTACGTGCAGGTTTGGTCTCGTTGATTGAGGCCAGTAATGTGTCGTAGAGCGATTGGTCGAGAATCGGCTTGCTAGATTGAACTATATTGGCGCTTGCCCATGCCGTGAGGTCGAATGTATGCGGTGCACCGCCCGACTGAAACCACTCCGTTATTTCGATGGATGCACCCAGGGCATCCAGTGCTTGCCTCACTGATGCCCCGGTGCCCATATGATTATGCACGCCTATCGATGCCTTAATCGCGTTCCTTTGCACAGCCTCCGGCCAGTCTGAGCGCCACATCTCCACATCCACAGCCCACGCTAGCCAGGGCAACAGATGCAACGGGCATGTATCAGGATTCCACAGCTCACGAAGCGGCACGGGCAACCGCTCAATGGCGCCGGTCGCCGATTGTTCGATACTGCGCTCAAGGTCAGTGGCGTTGGGAGACAGAATGGTTGTTACGTCAGCCATCAGACCGCACTTCCTGCAACCGTGACGTTGATGGCCGTGGCATAGCTGGCGTGCAGATCATCCACCACCAGATCGGCGGCTGGCGATGTCAGCGCTACATTCTGCACACCGGTAACCGTGGCCGCTGCAATCAGACCGGCGCGGGTAATATCATGCCCCAGCGCATGATGCAGAGCGCAATATGATGTTACCGCTTGCAATGCATTGGCCTGCACTGTGATCGTATCGAGGCCGGGATAAACGGTGATTGCGGCAACCACGCTGTAACTTGTAATGACAGCCGCCTGCACAATCACATGGTCAGTCAATGGGCGAACGTCATCGGCGTTACAGACTGCCATCACGGCATCAAGTACCACCTGCGCCGGAACACCAGAACCGGTGCGGGATAGCACTGCAATCACCACATCACCCGGATTCGGACTGGTGATACTCACATCCAGCACATCAGGATCAGCAGACAACGCATAAAATCGATATTGATTCACCGGCCCCGCCGTGGTGCGCGAATACAGGCTTAAACGGATACGATCACGGAATGATGCATCTATCTCCATCACCGCCGGCACGGGCGGCGTTTTGCTGTTATCAGCCGGGGTAATGGTCAGGCGCGCCACACCGAAATTCGCGCCAATCTGATCGAGATCGGAGCCGGACGCATACGCCAGCATGACACTATGCGCGCCATCATTCACACGCTGGCGAAGAATAAATTCGCGATATGCCGCTACTTCAAGCACCTTGGATATGGGGTCAGATTCGAGGCTTGCAGCCGTCAGTGTAGCATCACGCGCCAGCAAATCCGCTTTCATCGCGGCTAAAATCGTCTCGTAATCCAACAGCTCAATCACCGCTGGTTCTGGGATCTGCGCGAAATCAATCTGGGAGAGACTCATGATAAAACCAATTGAGAATGTGGAATTGAGAATGTGGGAATCAATTCGTAATTCTTAATTCTTAATTCACTATTCATATGATGATCCCATCCAGCGAAACGGCCTTGCCGTTGGGCGTGTATATCCCCGATACGCCGATATTAAACCGGCCATCGGCTGTTGCTTCATTGACGGCAACTTTTGAGAGCTGTAAACGCGGCTCCCATTTTTTCAACGCTTCAGCAGTGGCAATAATCACATCCATCACGCCGCCGCGATTCATTGGTGCATCGGTCAATTCAAACAGGCGAGAGCCATAATTACGCCGCATCACACGGCTACCCAGAGGCGTGCCGAGGATATCGGCAATCGATTGCCGCAGATGCGCAATGTCGCTCATGGCATTGCCCGCTGTATTGCTCATGCCCTTCATTACTCAGGCCGCCCCGGCAAACGATACATCGCCATCACATAGTTCTCAGACAACGCCATCAGCGCAGCATGCTCGCCGATCTCCTCATCAATGCAGCACAGCTGATAAACATTTTTAAGCGCATCAATCGCTTCAATCGGGTTGCTATAACGGTGTTTGCCGTGTGCATCAATCAGGGTGTCGTGCAGGCGGTTACTTGCTTTTTTAAATGGGCTACTCATCATAGAACTCCTCTGGAGGTGCCTAAATGTTCTCTGTTCGACATCAATGCCCGCACTGCTGCAATGCCGTTGATTTTCATCTGGTCAATATCGCGCAATACAACATCCGCAACCCGAGCGAAGCCGCTCCTGCTGTCCACATGACTGAATATGAGCCTGGAACGCTCACCGATGCTTATGGCACTGCTTCCTGTCCGTTGTGCTACGCGCCTGTGATGATTCTTTTTCAAGCGACATGGAAAGATATCGGGGAAATCATCAAGTGTGGCAGCGACCGCAATCGACTGTTCCGAAAAACGCCACCCACGGTCACCCGAATTTATCCCGAAGCAAAGCGCGTACGTATGCATGCAAGCTATCCGCAAGAAATTCAGGAGCTGTTTGAACTGGTGCAAGAAATGCGAAACCGACAAGATTTTCCTGCGCTTATTGTTAGTGCTTGCGGCAGCGTGCTTGAAGTGTCGCTCAAGCAACTTGGAGCCAAAGGCCAACGCTTTGTGGATATGATTGATGATTGCCACCAGCAGGGCATTATCACGTCGCCCATCAAGGATTGGTTTCACCTTCTGCGCATTGAGCGCAACAAGGCGGCGCATGAAATCAATGCTAACCGTGCGCAAGCAGACGAGGCTGTGAATTTTCTTATCTTCTTTCTGGAAATGGCCTTTGTAATCCCGATGGAGATTGCAGAGAAGCAGCATAAATAACCCCATCATTGTGGCACACCTGTATTCGCGCCGCCTGGCAAGATGCCGCCATGCACATGGTTATCCAGGCTAATGCCTGCCGCGATCATATCGCCGGTGGATGTGATCTTTCCGGTGACGCTGATATCCCCGGTGATGCTGATGCCTCCATCCGATACCAGCACAGTGGTTGCCCCTGCCGGCAGCGTGGCTGATAGATGATGAGCGGCGCGGTCGTACGATATGGCTGCGCCATCCTTATAGGTGCGGATATCCAGATCGGGCGTGCTGCCGTTGGCCGGGTGCGCATCCTGATAGATGGCCGGGATCACAAAGCCGTTGCCAAGCTCGCCGGATGGTGAAATGACCGCGACCTGCTCGCCGATCTCCGGCGCATCCCACGTCACATCACCGCCGGCGCGCTGGGTCATCCAGGGCAACCAGCCGGTCACCAGATCCCCAATCGCAATCTTCAGCCGCCCGGTGGAATAATTGGCATCAGCAACCGTGCCCAGCAGTGCAATATTATGCATCTGCCGCTCGATGCGCTCAATGCGTTGGAGTAATTCAAGCATCATAGTTTCACGTAGTCCGGTTCATGGCCAAGGCCGGTATTGGGAGCGGAGCCGATGCGCACATCGGTCAGTGGAGCGGAGCCGATGCGCACATCGGTCAGTGGTGTGGACGTGTCGATAGCTATATCACGCACAGTCATATCCAGTATCATCGTGTGTTTGGGATGGAAATATTCACCATCGGTTTTAAGTGTGCGTATATCCGCAATGAAATCAGGAGCGGCAGCCAGCGCGCCAGCGATCAGCGGTTCGAACTCAGACAGGCGCAGCAGAGCTTCTTCGTAATCTTCGACAACGACGCCAAACCCTAGGCTGATATTGTATTCAGGTCCGTAGTATGGCCCTGGCTGGACAACCAGTAGAATCAGCGGAAACTCAGCCAAATCAACTATATCGATATCACGATTACCGATCAGAATCTTCGGCGCACGCGAGAAGGTGGCGTGGCTCCAGCTGCTCAGTGCGGCATCATTGCTCAACGCTGTACGGATAGCCAACAAGATCAGGTAAGGGTTCATACGCTCAGGCTCCTGTTTATGGTCACCATCATGGTGTTGGGCAGCATCTGGCGCATACGGTCTGCGGCAGACTGCATAAACGGCCTCCGGCCGAACACGGAATGAGGCCCTTTGCCTTCATGGATGGCATGGGCATATAGCGCGGTGTTGACCAGCATGGCTTGTCCATGGGCAGTCGTCAGACCATGTTTGTTCCGACCGGGGGTAATATAATCTTCCGATCGGCGCAGATGGCCAGTGCGCACTGGAACTGGATCGGAACCAGCCGACGCGCTGGCTTTACCTGACAGGTTCTCCAGTACGATGAGGTGCCCAAACAATACAACCTCGGTTAGACCAGCATCCAGTCCACGCTGAACCTCAACGGCCATGTGCTTGAGCTTTGCTGTCGCCATTCCGGCGTTTGAATCGATCGTGATCATGCGACGACTCCGAAGTGGCTGCTGCACACCGAGCCGAAAGACGGCGCTGAGGAAGTAGATTCACTACGGGACATCGCGGCAACAGCGGCCAGTGATTCTTCTGCCATGCGCGTGTAGTTGCGCTGATTATTACGCAGCTCGGTGATTAAACTGGTCATCTGATCGGTCTGACGCGATTGTGCCAGTGCCGATTCGAGCTTATTGATCCGGCGCGAGGCCAGGATAGCGCAGGCCAGGTATCGTTCGGCCAGCTGCACATGCAATGCTTCGGGTGTGCCATCCGTGGCGTTATAGGTAAGCGAGCTGACACGGCTTTGCACGATCAGTGACTGCTCATCGAGCAGCTGCTTGGCGTATGCGTCCCATGTTGAGGCGTTCTTGCCAAGTTGCTCCGGCGTAAACCCCTCATCAAGCAGCTCCTGCGGGGTGTTTTTAGACAAAATCGCAACCCTTAACCACAAAGACACAAAGACACAAAGAAAATCCAATATTTCTATTTTTCATGATGTTGACTCTCCTTTGTGTCTTTGTGCCTTCGTGGTGATGGTGTTTGTTTGATGCTTTGTTTTTTAGTGTCAGTGATCGGGCATGCGTTTGAACGATGCAAGGGTGATCATTCGATAAGGGTTCACGCGTCGCTGGATAACTGTGTCTGTCGGGTCGCTTCCGATCTGTCTCATGCTTAATGTGCTATTGGTTGCAATAAAACCGCCGGAACCTCCGCCGATTTGATGTATGCTTTTGTCAATCGTCGCGGGTGGCATCAGCACAGTCATAGCCGAGGCTGGCTGCTCCCATCCCGGACTAGCTTGCGCAGACGGCATGGCTATAAACAACACCATAGCGACCAACACAAACGCAAAAGCTGAAATGGATAAACTTAATAATCGTTTCATGCTTTTTTCTCCTTTGTTTTATTTTACTTCTTCGTGCCTTCGTGGTGAAAATATTTTGACTTAGGGGTTGAACAAGGGGCAAAGCTCCGGCCTTGCCCCTTGGACTTTATTGCAGCGGGATGCGGACTACCTGACGCTCTTCGCCGATGGCGGCGTTGAAGCGTCCAGACCAGTACATATCCGTGCCACGGATGGCCGCTTCGCGGGCTTCTTCCACGCCCAGGTCGCGTTTGCGCAGTGTCACCAACTGCTCGCCAGCCAGAATGATTTCAGCATACGGAATCGCGCCGCCGCCGAAGTCATGCGTAGCAGGAAACTGGCTGTTGTTGGTAGTCAGCAATCCGGCAACATTGGCCTGAATCTGGCCGTTGTTGTTGTTCGGATTATCGAACCGTGCAGCCAGTGATTTGCTGACCTTCTGCGCGTGGTTGGCAGAGGTGAGCACATATACCGAGGGCTTGTCAGACAGACCGAACTTGTCACCAAGCTGGTTACCAATCTGGTTGGCGGCGTTATCGATGGTCTGCTCGATAGTGGTATCAAAGGCAATGTTCTGCCCTGCGCCGACTGCTGCCAGCAGCGTGTAGTGTGCATCAGCAACAAAGCGTGCCCATTTCTTGACTGCCACCTGCACCGCTTCTTCAATGCGGAACAGCTCGTTATCTTCCAGCCAGATATCCAGCACACCGAGGCCAGCACCGTATTCCAGAGCCTTGATGAACTGGTTGGCTGTGCTGATCTTGCCGGTTTTCATGCGTTCGCCGGGCAGGATTTCGCGGAAGGTGATGCCGACAGTGGCATCGATCATTTCATAGGTGCCGGTGGATGCGCTGCGCATATCAATCTCGCGGAACAGGGCACGGTATGAAAAGTCGAGTGCGGTGGTATCGCCACCGGATACGCTGATCAGTTCACGCTGATTCTGGCCTGCCAGATTAGGATCAGGCGCAGCCGCCACATTCTTCGGGCGGATTTGCTCGACCATATAGGCACTGATGTCGCGCAGTAAAACGGCGCGGGCGGATGCTGAGTGGGTGATGCCCAGGGCACCGGCGGCTTTGGCTTTCGCCCAGTCGATGCCGGTGGATGGGAGTTGTGCGTTATGAATTTTCATTATCGTATCTCCTTAAAGATTCGCGTCGTTGGTGAGTTTCATCTGCACCACGGTATCGCCAAGCAAGGCAGCTTCGGTGGCATAACCAGCCTTGGTGTTTGCACCAGCAGCGGCGGATGTGGTGTAGTTCTTGGCTGTGTCATCCCAATACAGGGTTGCACCGGCAGCGATTGCGACGGCGGCTTTGGGTGCCTCGAGATTAGCTTCAATCGCGAAGATATTCGGGATGTTGATAGCGGCTGCGGACAGCGCGACCAATACGCGACCATTGGCGAGGATATCCTGGCCTTCGGTGACTGCGGCGGTGTGCGCCAGTTTGATGGCATCGTAATCGGTGCCGGAAGTGATCAGGCTCATGGGTTAATCCTCCTTCGTTTTGCGGAAGGAATCGGTTGCACCGGTTTCATCCGTGTTGTTTGTGCTATCGCCGATGATGGCACTGGCGGCAGGGTTGGTGATCAGCGTTGCTATCTGCTTGGCTTCGGCTTCGATTTGCGCCAATGGCCATGTGGCGATGAATTCTTTTGCCGAGGCCGTAGCTTCGGGCGAATCATCGATCATCTTCAGCGTGCGGCGTGCCTGGATGACATTATCAACCAGCTTGGCCTTGTAGGCTGTACCTGCGGCGACCATATCGGCGTTGGCTTCGATGGTGGCGGTGGCGGTGGCAAGTGATGCGGTTACCGTCTGTAGTTCAACGGCTTGAGCATCAAACTTGGTTTGCAGTGCCGTTCGTTGTTCTCCGGCGGTCTGCAATTGCGCTTTGAGTTCTTCAAGTGTCATTGCATTTTCTCCTTTTTTTGGTGTTACTCTGGAGGCCGGAGCCGTCAGATTTTGTAAAGCAGCGCGCGGGGCGTTGCTGAATTTGCGGGAATCAAACACGGCGGCGGCCTTGACTGATTCAGTCACGGTATCCGCCAGCCCTGCGGCCAGTGCCTCTTCGGCAGTGAACCAGGTCTCTTCAGTCATCCATGCCGACACATCTGATTCACTTGCTCCGGTGCGCGCCACATAGGCCGCGAGCAGAATATTGCGCAGTTTCTCCAGCACATCGGCAGCCTTGCGCAGCTGCTCTGCATCACCGTGGGCAGCAACAACAGGATCATGGATCATCACCAGCGCATTGGCAGGCATGATAATCTCATCCGCCGCCAACATGATGATGCTGGCAATGGATGCGGCGATGCCATCGATATAGGCCGTGACATTGGCCGGATGCGAGCGCAGCAGGTTGTAAATGGCATGGCCATCAAACACCTCACCACCGGGCGAATTGATACGGAGATCAATCTGGCTAACATCTTTCAGCGCATTGAGTTCCGCGATGAAATCCGATGCCGACTTGCCCCAGTAGCCAATCTCGTCATAAATGACGATTTCAGCCGTGCCGGTGGCCAGTGCCTTGATTTGATACCAGTTGCGCATTATTCGGCCTCGTCTGCCAATTCAGCCCGCAGGGCATGCAGTCGTTTGGCCGCA